ATTTTCAAGTCACCATCTTTTATTCGTCGAACAATATGGATAGTTTTTGCAACTTCAATTCCGTCGTCAAGATACTTGATCCGACGTCCGTTTTCGTCCAAAACAACCAACTTTTCCGAAGCGGGCCGTACTCTAATTTTATTAGACATCTTCCAAATCTCCTTCCGCCGAAATCAAAACACGGTCAACGGTAGCTTCCGTGGAACCAACGCGCACGATTTCTGCCTTGTACTCTTCAAAACTCGCATACTTTTTATCAATGTAACCACGGGTACGATATGGGAGTAACCAATGTAAATCCTGCGCCAACATGCGCCGGTCACTTTCCGTGTCAACTTCGTAAGGTGTAACGGATATAAGTTTAGACCCTAACAACAACCCGTGGAAATTAGTGTTTGGATCAAAGTCTGGTAACTGTCGAGCAAAAAGCCAATCACTAAAAAACGCTTGTTCAATCTGATAACCAATGTAATCAAGAAAGTCTTCGCCGCGTTGTCCCTCTTCACTTTCATCGCCAGGAGTTCGATTGCCTTCCACAACAGCACAAGCGACTAATTGCGCGTTCCGTTGATACTCTTTAACGCGATACCTATCTCCGGAAACAATGTCCGTTACTTCACTTTCAAAATATACACAAATACATGGAAGTTCTTCCAGAAACAACGCACTAGGACGATTAGCATAAACGCGGTTATCAACGTCAACATTTGCTTTAAGTAGTTCAACGGCATAGCGTCGAATTTGTGCACGTGTTCTGACAGCAGGAACAGTCATGATAGCAACCTTAAAAACACAGTGGTTACGCCAACGCCATCCGATTCAAAATCCTCAATGCCATAATCAACACCGCGTACCGTACAACGATCACGTTTTAAAATTCGGTGTGAAAGTTCCGCTTCGGAAATCATGAATTGTGGACGTAAACCGTTAAAGTTTGGTCCTGATCCAAGCTTGACACTTGTTTGTGGATCATCAAATAAAACGGCGTAAGTTGTTACTTCCCCGGTGCTGGAATGTATATACGAAATCGGTTCCGCAAATTCGTCTGAATTCATGAACACATTTTCAAGGTCCACTTTATAAAGTAAATTTTGAAATGCATTAACAGTTGGAATACTGGCTGCAAGCACACCTACTGATGGAGTGATAACCACATGGGCGGTGATGTTAGCTGTTTGGGTCAAAGCTCCAACACCTTTCCTTCCGCCCACGCTATCACAATATCCGCGCCATCTGGTGTAATGGGAAATTCAGGAGCGTTGTCAAAAAATGCAATCAAAGTGGAAGTGGAATAAACACCCGTATCCTTGAACAGCACAACACCGCCAACCGGGTTTAACGTCGATGCAATGGAAGGAAACACCGCGTCATTTGCCAAAAGTGTTGTGCCATTCAAGGATTTACCAGTAACAAGAATCTCAGACAAACGAGCGGCTTCCGGAATGTCAGCTTGCGAATCGTCGTTATCCAAGTCCGGAGCATACAAACTTAAATCAACAAGTAACACGGACAATGAGTCATTGATTAAATCAATGTTGCCACGCATCAACTCAACCTTTCCGCGCTGATACATTCCGGAAGCCATAAGACTATTCCCCGTTCACGAAAGCAAACGCCGCGTTTTTCATAACTTCGGCAGTTTTCTCGCCAATACCACGTAATGCGGTAAGGTCTTCTATTTCCGCCTCAAGCACGCTAGCAGCCGTTGTGTAACCCGCTTCGTCAAGTACAGCACATAGCGCATCAGTTCTTGACGCGGGCAGCAGGGCAAGCAACTCGTGAGCCTCAAGCGCACCTTCGCCATCGCCATCACCTTCGCCAGCACCTTCATCGACACCGCTATCCTCCACAACTACTTCCGCACACGTGCCACCATCAATGAGTTTACGCGCAATGCCATCTGGCAAATCAAACTCGCCATCCGCTTGCGTATAGTCGTGGCCCTCAAACGGAACGCACATGTGCTTAATAATTTTTACGCGCACACTACACCAGCACTTTCGCCGAAATGAAAGCGTCCGTTTGATGCAACCCGACAAGAGGAGAACTCTCCATAGTCAAGAAACGGTTTTTGCCATCATCAGTTTCCCAGTTGTTCGGGAATCTCCGACCAATGAAATCGCCTGATTTGAAGTTTTCGATTTTGGCGTAATGGAACCGGACATCCGCTTGCGTGGAACCGAGAATAACATACTTGTCCGTCAAGTAACGATTTGATACGGCCGTGCCGGTCGATACATCATCATATCTCCCCTGGTACGAATACAGATCCAAGTCGTAACCGATACCCGTAAGATTGCCCAAGTAAGTGGCACGTTGCGCGCGAATAAGCTTTATGTCAATTTCACCACGCTTGATACGACGATTGTCTAGAAGTGCCTGCACTTCATCGTCCTCAATAAGTGCCCTCATAGCAGACGGCGAACCTACCAGAACGTCGGGACCCGGCGCGCCCGTATCGTCAATCTGTTCACACCAATCTTTAAGGTTGTCCAAGGAATTACCAGTAACGTCCCAGGGAGTAGTTGCCGAAACGTCTTTGATGTGTGTTCCGTCCTGGTCAAAATCCACCTCGTAAGCAACGCCCTTACCCTCAACCACAACCTTGCCCGTCAACAGAGCTTCCGCAACCTGTTTTTCTTCGGCGCGGATAAAACGGTCTTCCAACTCGCCCAACCATGTATTGTAACGGGATGCATAGAACGCCATTGGATCAGCGTACACCGTTGAACCGGCAGAGCGGATATCAAGGTCACTCGGCTTGATCGGGATCTGTTCGTACATGTATGGGGCAACATGCATCAGAGTCTGATAACCAGCCTTTCCAACTACGTTGGGTCCAACATTACGCGACACGTAACCGGCAACAACCTGGCTTCCGATTACCCTGTCAATTTCGATATGAGTTTTGTTTGTCTCATTCCGTTTTTTGACAAACATAGAGGCGAGAAAATCCGTTGGACGCGGGAACTGTTTCATAGCTTCCAGCATTTCACGGGGCGTAAACTGAATAGTGGGATCAGACATGTTAGCCTCCTACCACGTTGTTATCAGACGCGGAAGTTTCAATGTAACAATTAAGGGCACGCGCAGCCGCTTTGTAGTCGGCGAGTACAGTTGCCCCGCCGACAGTAAGTGCCTGTTCCTGGAACGCACCAGCAATCGCAGCGGGTCCAACTACGTCACCCAAACTTGCGTCCACGGCTTCGGTGAGAATAGCATAAAAGTTTTCTGAACCATCCCCAGCACCTTCATCAATGATAGTAACTTTTCCACTTGAAGTGATCTTGCCGAGAACCGCGCCACGCGCCAAATCTTGACCAGAAATGACGGTAACTTCCTCGAACATCTGAGGGAACTCAGATCCGAAAAGGTTATCCCTGGTTATGCTTGTGTTTAAAGAATCCATTATTTCGCCTCCTGTTCTGCTTTACGCGCCGCATTAAGTGCCGTGGATCGTTCCTCGCTTGCTTCGGCGTCGGCAGCTTCGGCGTCCGCCGGTGGTGTTGCAGTTGAAACACCGCCAGCAATGTCGGCGCTTGCGCGTCGTTCATCACCAAAAGCATCCACAGCATCTACTTGCGCTTTGGCAATAACATCAACCAAACCTAACGCGACAGTTTCCGGCGTCGCGTTTGGTGCGTACTTGTTAGCGTTGATGTATGCAACCGCTTCAACCTTAACCGATGGAAGCGCGTTGTCGAATTTCTCCGCAACGGCTTCGATAGCCTTGAGCCTATCGCGCTCCTCGGTTTTGGCAGCGGTCACGATTTCCGTAACCGCTTCCGGTTGCTCACTTCGCAACGTTTCGGCGGTCTTGGCTTCAATCGTTTCGCTCATGACTTCTCCTTGGTTGTTGGCCGCTTCGGCCGAAAATCCAAAACCCCTAAGTGAACCGTCGTGTCCACCAAAAGATTTAATAAATGTGTCCAGGTCCATTATTGAATCAATCATCCCCGCGCCATGTGCTCGCGCTGCCGCAAACATCGCGCCAGCACCAAACGTAGAAAGAACCGTATCAACAGACACACCACGATTACTTGCTACGTTAGAAACAAACACGTCCGCTATTTCATTAACAAGCGTTTGTAAAACTTCTCGTCCAGCTTCGGTCAATGGGTCCGGTCTTTTATTGGGCGATTGTGAGGAAACTATTTCAATCTGTTGTATACCGCGTTTAGCATCCGCTTGGCGCGTATCGGTCAACATAAGAACAGTTCCTATACTGCCTACAAGTCCGGTATCAGGTGTTGTAATTTTATCTGTTGCACTTACTATTTCATAAGCCGCGCTAGCTGCCATCCAAGCAAATGTTTCTGTACGTTTTGAACTTGCTTTTACCAGTGCGGCAAAGTCAGAGACGCCCGTAATAACGCCGCCAGGAGAATCCACAACAAGAACAATAGTACTAATCTTATCATCTTGCTCAAGTGCCTTGAATTCAGCTGTAAGGACGTCCAATGAAACCATTCCGCTAATTTCACTAAACCAAGTTGCCCTAGGAATGATTGGCCCATCAATTTGGAGAAAACCAGTATTTCCTTTAATGCTTGTATAAAAGGAACCATCAACCCTCCCCCCAAAACTATCCGCCGAACTAATCTTAGTTTCTTTGTCCAATGCGTGAAAAAGTTCGTGGTCTTTTGCGTCAAGGTCGTAACCCTCTAAAAAGGAGCGTATCGCTTCCAACGATTCGGGCAACATTGCCCAATGATGGCGTTTTGCTTCCTCAAGAATTTTTATCGGCTTCATCCGCGTCCTCTTCGTCTTCTTGACCATCAGGTCCAACCAACTCGTTTTCATCCGGTGTATTTATCAATCCAGCGCGTTCAATAAGAAGTAGTTCACGGGCACGTTTATCTATCGCGGCATCCCACCGCCCGCCGTGCTTGGAAACAAATTCCTGTTCATGCGTTGTAAGGAAGGAATTCAATTCAATAACACTTGCTTTGGCTTCGCGTAACGGGTCAAGTGAACCGCGTCCACTACCAACCCATGCGCCGCGTATCCAGGCACGCATTGTTGCATAGTCGTCAAAGTAACCCGGCGCCTCTATTCTACCACGCAAAATTCCTTCGCTCATCAATTCACGCAAAACAGGTATATTCATTTTCCGACTCATGAGAGTACGTGCTGTCAAACGGTATTGCCACACATCGTTAGCCGCAGCGCGAGCCGCAGTATACGAAGTTGTGTATTTCATCATTGCTTGTTCAATAGGCATGTTTGCAGCACCGGAAACCTGCGCCGCTAAACCGTCCCAAAATTTACTAAAGTTGGCGTCGGTTTTATTTGGGTCTGCAACTACAATATCTTTTTTATCGTCCACGTACACAATATTGGCGTGACCCATTTCAAGATCGTTACCGTCTACCGGTGTACGCGAACTAACTTCTTCCTCATCAGGACCATAACGCCCGCCGCCGGTAACAGTTTCCGCCGGTGTTAAAGCTGGACCCATTAACGAACCAAGTCCACTCAAGTCTTTTACAAAAACTGTAAAGAAAGAACTTACCAACGCATTCATTAACTCGGCTTCTGATAACCGCGTTAATTGCTTTAACTGGTCCGCCACATTTGCGAGAAGTGGTATGCCACGACGTTGAGAAATACGCTCCGGATCAAACACATGATAAATCTGTTGACGCCCGTTAGCATCATAAACAGGAACAAACGTTGACTTTCCCGAACCGCCACCGCCGAGTCTAAATTCATTGGGGTACGTGTTCCAGACATGATAACCGGTAACGTGTCCGGATGAATTTTTTTCAACACCGCCTTTAATATCTTTAGTTCCAACGTTGTTTGGATTACGCACTAAATCGGCGTCTATCATTTTAATGCAAAGTTCGTATGGGAAACCCTTTTCAAAAGACGAACGCCAAACAGGCATAAAGAAAAAGTCGCCCGACAAAAGCATATTAAAATATCCTAATGCCTGGTTATCACCAAATAATTTACACCATCAAAATCGGAATTAAACGACTCCGCCCACAAATCGAATTCACGCTCAATAACACGTTCGTATTTTTCCGCCGCGTCCGCATCCATTCCAAGATAATCGCGGTCAATGCTTGATTGGAACTGCAACCCAGAACCGATTGACATAATTCTATGCCGTCGCAAAATTGAAGTTGCAAGCGGGGAGTTCATAAAAAGATCCCGCGATAGACCACGAACACCACCAAGTTTTGGAATTAAATCCGTGTCCGGACTATTAGCAGTTGCGGTGATACCCTTCATGCTTTTTCGGCGAGAACCAGGAACAACTAACCCGGAATGAGTCATTGCACCGAGAGTAACTTTACTACGCAAACGCGAGGCACCCCATGCCGGGGAAATTGCGCTAGCTGCCCTATCTAACCAACTGGTTTTTATTCCCCTTGGAGCCATTTAAAAATCCCTTGGAACGACACGTTGACAAACAATCTGATTGCCGCGCCGAAGTACCATCAAATCGGCATTCAAACGAATTATCATTTTCGTGATTGATTCCAAATCGGCGCGAGTTAACGAACGGTTCCCAATTGAATAAGCTTGACCGCCGGTAAGCAAGTATTGTTCCGCTGTAATGTACGCGGCTAACCGTGTTTCCGTTTCGGTAATCTTGTCGGAAATAAGAGTCATGTATAAGATATACTGCAATAAAGAAAAAAAAGAAAGAATTATCTTGACAACAATACTATTGTGTGAACCTTATTGTATTAAGCGTACATTCTAAATTCCGGCACTACCGCGCCGCCTTGGACGCCTAGGAACAAAACGCGCTTCGGTATCCGGGAACAGATAAGGTAAACCGTTCTTTATTCTTTCTTCCAAGTTTACCGGGTATGCGACAAAGGCAACATAAGCATAGTTACGTATATCAAGCGGTTCATTCCTTGCACCACTTGGCGTAAACCAGAACAATTTCTTTTTACCCTGAACCATTTTGACTCGTCTGGATTCACACGTAAGACCCTTAAAAAACTTTTCGCTGTAACATTGTTTCTTTGGGTAATGACAAAACCCCGGACCCGGCTGGTCAATTTGAAGCATGGCATATACTTTTGTTTTTAATTCGTCCGTATGTGCTTGATATGAGATTGTCCGGTAACGCTCATGGCGTCGTTTCTGAACTGTCCACAAACCCTTGCCCCATCCGTCCTTTCCTCTGATTGGAAAGATTCGCCTGCCTTCTCTAAGTCTGCAAAAAGTATTTACCTCTTCGGTTTTAAACCCGGCGTCAATCATGGTTATTTCAATTGGCAACATTGCGCCAGATTCGTGCTTCCACCTTTTAATCAAATACTCGTCAAGCATTCGCCAAACAGAGGGTTGCCCGTCCTTCAACAAACCGTTCCTATCACCCATTAAAGAGGTGTCGCCAGGAAGTACAGCGTAATCAATACTCCAGTTTTCTTCCAACTGTCCCCAACCAACAACCTCAACTTCTATTCTATCCGCTTGAATATCGACACCGGCAGTCAAACACAATGCATCCAACGGTACATCCGCCGCGTATTGCTCGCGCCTCTTATGCAAGTACAACGATGAAATTTCATGCCCAGCTAACGTGAACGTTTCCGCCAATGTCTGATTAACAAAAACCTGGAGTAAATTTATATCGTTTGTTCGTTTATAATCGAACCACTCGCCAACCGCATCCGACCAGCTAAAAAATCCTTGCGGTGAATACAAAGACGATAAATGGAAACTAGGATTCTCCACATCGCCAACCTTGTATCTAACAGGATTATTTTTTATAGAAAACCAATCACCATTATCAAGCATCCATGTTTTGTGTTTTGCTTCGTTTATCTGTTCTCCACAATGGGGGCACTCCAACCAAGTTTCAAGCGGATAACCGGTATCCGTACTTACCTCTTTAGACCACTTTATTAATTCCCACTCAATAACAAACATGTTCCCAATTTCAAGACCCGCCTTATTACAATGTGGACAGGGCACATAGTAGTATTCTTGGGAACCCGCCTCAAAAGCGGGTTTAATAGTTGACAATTCTTCCAAGATAGGGGTTGACAAACGAAACAATTTCCTATCCGGAAAGTTAACCATACGTTTTACAATCAAGCGTATCGGTGAACCTTCCTGGGAAATATTTGCTTCGTAAGTATCTTCCTCGTCTAAAATGGCGTCGCGTATAGATTTGGACCGAAGAAACGGCGACGAATTGGAACCACCTAATACCCAAAAGCCTCCAGGATACGCTTTATTATCCCAACTATTAGCATAACTTTTTGGTTTAAATGCGCCGAGTGTAAAGTCAACTGCGGCACATTGTGCAATGCTGGGTTTGAATTTCTGGTTACTAAAGTCCTTTGCGGCGTCGTCTGTTTTCTGAACATACATACCAGGACCGGGACGCCGTTCCGCGTTATACAACATCCAGTTTATAGCTGTCTCGGTAAAGCCAAGCTGTGCGCCTTTCATAACCACAATCAGACGCGCAATACTGCTGGGTGATAATGCTTTCATTATCTTCCGTAAGAAAGGGAACCGTTGTGTAACCCACTGCCCGTGTTCACTAGAAGTCTCTTGCGGTAATGAACGAAAACGGTCCGCCCACTCGTCAAGGTCCAACGTTTCGTCAAAAGCGATTGCGTCACAAAACGCACACCGGAGCGTGTTTATTTTGTCATCAACAACTAGTTCCTCAACGTCATCAATGGGAACTAATTTTTTAGGTCTTGCCATTATCAATCCTCGGCAGATAATCTTTTGTTTATAACCTCTATGTATGCCAGTTCCTTTTCTATTAAAATAAAGTTCCTATTTAAATTTTTACAGGCAACACCGGTTGTGCCACTTCCGGCCGCAAAATCCAAAACTAAACTTCCCTCATTAGTGTACGTCCGCACAAAATATTCCATCAAAGCCACGGGTTTTTGAGTAGGATGTAAACCCCTTTGGCGATTAAAGCGTTGTATACTACGTGGGTTTCTTAATTTGGGAACGTTCAGTTTACCTCCTGGTTTTCGACTCCCATAAACGGAATTTTTTCGGCCACTATCGACAGTAGTTGTTACTTTATTTTTACGCGAACCAATACGATCTTGCATTTGAGGATTGTATAGATGCGTGTCCACACTAAAAATAATTACGTCCTCATGTTCTTTCATGGGTTGATGTTTCAAATTAAAAATATTACTGCCGCCGTCTTTTTCCCATATCCAGCAATACTTAAATTGTTTTATGTTGCTCATTATCAGAGCACTTGTAAAAGGTTGCGAAGCCGTAAAAACCATTGCGCCAGTAGGTTTGATAATCCTTTTTAACTGTTCCCACATCGGTTCAAATGGTATCACTGAATCCCATTTACACGCCGTAGTGCCATAAGGTGGATCAACCAGCACCATATCAATAATGTTATCTGGAAATTTTTTCATTTTCTCCAAACAATCGCCGTGCATCACTTTATTTATTTTCATTGCTTGAATCCGTTTCTAGTGGTCGTAAAGCCTCGAACGCTTCCCGGTGATATGCTTCCAATATAGCGCGGCATTCCAAGACCGTGTTTGCTTGCGCGAGTAGAGGCGCCATTTTGTTCTCGGCTTTACGTATACTCGCTTTTATTTCCAAGGCTAATTCACGCTCATATGCCATAACTTTTTCAGTTGGAATAACTTCATTGTTGGCAAGTTTTATTTCCGCTTGCATCTTCGCAATCTTTAATTGTTCAACACGGTATTTGGCGGATGCAATATCAATTACAGCTTCGTAATTTACGCCAGTCTCACCAGTACCGTTAGTTCCGTTAGGAAGCTCGCGTATTGCTTCGTCCACTTCAACGGAACCAATTGGACGGTAAATCTTTGCGTCGTTTGGTTTAAAGTCATCAGGCCAAAAATGTTTTCTACGTGAAAGAACAAAGTCATAACCAGCAGTATTCCAGTTGATTGCTAAACGTAAACGTTTAGTATTTAACAACGCAACACAGTGGCGTTTAGATATTCTGCCAGACCGTAAAGAAACAAAAATAGATGTTGCAGAAATGCTGGCACGTTTACTAAATTCCGCAATAGTCAAATATCCTGGAGGCATTTCGTCGCGCCGGGGCAACGATTTCAACAACTTAGTCCAATCCGATCCGCGTGGAGCACCCAAAATAAATTCCTTTCAAAAGCTAAAAGTGCATAAAATCATCCCAATTGTATCGGGCTGTGAAATACCAAAATCCAGTAATTATGGAAAAATTGTTGCACCGGGACTCGCCGTAACC